TCGGGGGGGGCGGCGAAAAGCGTAAGCGCCCGAGGGACCCGGGCGATCGGCGGAGGCAAAGCCAGAGGGCGAAGCATGACCTACCACATCTTCAACCCTGATTTCAAATGGCGCTTCCGCGTCAAGGCTAAGTCAGTGAAAACATTTACAGAGCGGTTGTTTGAAGAGATCAACCGAAGGTATGAAAAAGCAGTTTTCGCTACCGCCGAAGCTGTTAGCCTCAATGAACCCATAAACAGCCATTCATGACCATCTTGCAGTCTAACACTATTTACGCTAAAACACTCCAAACAAACCCCTTCGGCCCCTATTGTAGGTTAGTCCTCCTGTCCTCCAATAGCGGTGAACTAACACCGTCCCTCCGCCTTAAACCCTTCTCACGGCGTTGCAGGCGGGGCCGATCCTAAACAAAGGCAAGATAAGCACCAAATGTCGGAAACCCAAACACTCCCAGACCCACCAGGTACTTACACTGAGGACAAAAACTTAGGTGGCAGACCTAGCGCTTATCGGGAAGAGTTTGTAGAGCAAGCAGAGAAGCTTTGTAACCTAGGCGCGACAGACGAGGAAATGGCTGATTTCTTTGGGATTTCTGTCAGAACACTATATCGTTGGAAGATAGAACAACCAACGTTTTGTCAGTCCATAAAGAACGCCAAGGAAGTTGCCGACGAACGAGTAGAGCGTAGTCTCTACCAAATGGCAACAGGTTTCATCTTCAAACAGCAAGAAGCTATCAAGGTAAAAGATGAGCAATACAAAGAGCATGTGGAGGTTGTTGATGTTGATCGGTTCAATCCGCCTGAAGCACCGGCCGCAATCTTTTGGCTCAAGAACCGCCGCAAAGAACAATGGCGAGATAAGCAAGAACATGAACTTACAGGCATTATCAAAACCATCAATGCCAATGTAGATGTGAACAACATGACACCTGAGGTTCTAGACGCTCTGGAGAAGGCGCTGTTGCTGATTGAAACGCCAGCGGAACCAACAGAAGGTGGCGAAGAGGAATGATAAAACCAATGCCGAATGGCGGTGGGCTTGCACTGTAATGTGCGAAGATCGCGGGGTTGGTGACTTTAACCGTGCAAAGTAGTTGATATATGCGTTAAAGTGTGCATATGATGGCTTAATGACTCCATCCACATTAACCCATATTCGGCAGGCCGAGCACGAAAGCATCAATAGTTTTTCTAAGCGCCTTGGCATATCAAGGAACACTTTGGGAAACTATGAAGCTGGGAAAAAGCCTATTCCAAAATATATCGCGTTGGCTGCCACATCTATATATAGACGATTGGAAGACATCGGAGAGATTAAATAATGGGGAAAACTGAGATTGATATTGCATCATAAGGAGGAATTATGTTCGATAGATCGTTAGTAATCACCCAGCCACGTGCTGCAACTGAATATGTCACTAGAGAGGTGAATATCACTGAAAACCGCGCACCAACGGATGAGTCAGTGCGCCTTCTCAGCGAAATGGAAAAGGCCGCTCAGGACAAGCTTGAAAAGTCTGTGCGCTTGGAGGCCAACGGCTTTAAGTGCATTGTCCAAACCCAGCATGACCTCATGAGCCAAGACTTTGTGGCAATCGCACTCTTTGAACTCAACGGCCAAAAGATGCGTTGTGAACACCGCGCTAAGGAATTTGGCAAGAACAAGACTGAAGCCACGCAAGCCTTTGCGGAAGGCCTAGTTGCTGAGATCGCCAAAACGATTGCCCGTGATGCAATAGGAAGCCTCATAGAATCTATGCACCGGAACAGAATGTTTTGAGAAATCGCCCATGAATGAAAAAATGGAACATGCGAGGGATGAATATATCGCCACTATCTTGGCTGAGTGGGAGAGCTCTGTTCCTGAAATCGAAAAGGACGTGGCAAAGCGAATAGCAGGACGTGATGCTGACACCATCACTGTTGTGGCAAACCATCCTTCGGTTTTGATGCCAGATAGCAGATGGGCCAACGCCTTCGCTAATAGTCCATTGTGGAGGCCTTTATGGGCCGCATATTTACCTATTGCCCGCATCGCAATAAAAAGCGTCAATGAAAGATTGTTGGCTAAGGATGTGACCGCAAATGACAGTGATTAACCACGAATATCTCACTGCACGTATGGACAAGCTATGTGTTGGCCCTCGCGTCCGTGAGCGCGTGTTGCGTCTCAATCCAAACCCTAAAGAAGGCATAATGCTGCGCGGCTGGCATCGCAAGAAAACTCTGAATAATTTACGTTGCATGGAAGACCTTGTGGGCCGCGACGATATATTGCGCCATTATGGCAAAGAGCGCGGCACATTGGTGTGGCGGCAGATCAAACGTACCACTTGCATGTCTGGCCACGGAAAGCGCAAGCGATTCAGCCGAGCCATGCTTCTCGATAACCTCTTAACTGAAAAACAGGCATAATTAATGCACATAGTTCTCGCCTTCTTTCTCGTTTGCTGGTTGCTCTACATGCACGGCTATTAATCCATGGCAATAGTCAAACACCCGCTCCTCGCTAAAATCACAGGAACATCAGACCCAATTGATTCAAGCGTTACGCTAAGGGCAATCCAAAAGAAAAAGTGTGAGAACTCACTAGCCAATTTCATTCGCTACGCATGGCCAATCATTGAGCCAGGACAGCCTTACATACATAATTGGCACGTGGATTTTATTTGCCTGCCCGCTCATGTCATACTGGAAACGCGCTATGGCCCGATGGCCATTGGAGATATTGTCGAAAGTGGCTGGGCTGGGGAGGTTCTGAGTTTCAACCACTCCCTCGGAAAGCCAGAATGGAAAAAAATTCTGGCGCGTATGAAAAATCCGGGCAAGCCTCTATATACACTCAAAGTAAATCATGCTAGTGTCTCAATGACTGGTAATCATCCAGTTTTTATCGATGGCCGTGGATATGTGCCAGCAGATCAGTTGAGGGTTGGAGATCGTGTTATTCAATTGCAAGCAGTGCGGGAAGGGCTTTCAGAGAAGTCCAGCGAAGATTGTGGGGGACACATATTGCGGCAGGGCATGTTTTGCTCAGGCAAGATACGAACCAGAAAAACGAATATGCAGCATGTGTGGAGGCCCAAAATCGCGTGGGGCTGGGAGCGTTTGCATAAAGTGTCGCCCAGCAAAAATAACGAGGGGAAAATACGTCCCCTGTCGAAATTGTGGAAATCCTGTTTGGCACAAGCCATCAGTGCCGAGCGTTTTCTGCGGTCACAAATGTTCTGGGGAATGGAGAAGGGGGGAACGAAACCCAGCCTATGTGGATGGGAAGGCTCAGGTTCCATATCCTACGGCATTCAAGGCGGCGAAAAGGAAAATACACGCCCGCGAGGGTGGAATTTGTTTCGTCTGCTCGGCGGAAAGGAAACTGGACGTTCATCATATCGACAGAGAGGCAACCAACAACGAACTATGGAACTTGGTGGCTTTGTGTCGGATATGTCATCGAGCGCAAGAGTACAGGAAATCGAAAGACTTTGCTATAAAACAGTCGAATCTCATGTATCTAGCATTGAGCGAGAAATACGGATACCAGATACGGTCTATAACATAGAGGTTGAAGGCAACAACAATTACTTCGCTGATAACTTATTGGTTCATAACTGTGCCCATCTCGAATCAATCACCGCTGGTGCGGTTCTCGAAGATGGGACGCCATACAATCGTTTGTTGATCAATATTCCACCCGGGACAATGAAAAGCCTCCTAGTAAATTGTTTCTGGCCCTCATGGGAATGGGGCCCAAAGAACATGCCTCACTTGCGTTATGTTTGCGCCGCACATGAACAGAACTTGGCTGTGCGTGACGGCTTGCGAATGCGTAGGCTCATTCAATCCGAATGGTATCAATCATTTTGGGGAGACCGCGTAACTCTTACTGGAGATAATAACCAGAAAATAAAATTTGAGAACACCGCGACTGGCTTCCGGCAATCCATCGCAGCTGGCGGAATTACCGGGGCGCGTGGCGACAGAGTTTTGATCGATGACCCAATAAGTGTTGAAGGTGCATCGTCCGATGCTGTTCGTGCTTCAACCAACGAATGGTTTACTGAAGCTGTGCCATTGCGTCTCAATAATCCAAAAACGTCAGCAATTGTTGTTATTATGCAGCGATTGCACGAAGAGGACGTGAGCGGCATTATTCTCGAAAAAGATTTGGGATATGATCATATTTGTCTGCCCATGAGATTCGATCCTTCCCGCGCTCATGAAACACAACTTGGTTATAGCGATCCACGAGAAGAAGAAGGAGAATTGTTATTCCCAGAACGCTTCCCGCCTGAAGTTGTTGATCGTGACGAAAAAGCCATGGGGCCATTTGCTACCGCTGGCCAACATCAACAGTCCCCTGAACCACGCGGTGGCGGCATTATCAAGCGCGACTGGTGGATCAAATGGGATGATGACGTTTACCCGCCATTGGACTTTGTGTGCGCTTCTCTCGATACGGCTTACACTGAAAAGACCGAGAATGATATGTCAGCGCTGACTGTCTGGGGCGTGTTTTCACAGGATATTGTCGCACAGCCCACGCGCACGGTTTCACGCGCTGGAACGCTATACGATTACTCAATGGAACATGGACGCAAATATGCCGAACAGCATCCAAAGGTCGTTCTGACCACGGCATGGGCAGAGAGGCTTGAATTACACGCCTTGGTGACCAAAGTTGCCAAGACCTGCAAGGACATGAAGGTTGATCTGTTGCTGATTGAAGGCAAGGCATCTGGGATTTCGGTTGCGCAGGAAATACAAAGGCTTTACAATCGTGAGAGTTGGGGAGTACAATTGATTAACCCCGGCGCAATGGACAAGATTGCACGGTTGTATTCAGTTCAACACTTGTTTTCCGAAGGCATGATTTATGCGCCAGACAGATCGTGGGCCGATATGGTGATTACACAGTGCGCTCAATTCCCGAAAGCTAAGCACGACGATTTGGTCGATTCTGCAAGTATGGCCCTCAGCCATTTGCGTAAAACAGGTATGCTTGTTCGTTCTGCCGAGCATCTTGAGAATATCAATGAGAGGATGCAGCACAAGCCGAATCCTCCACCGCTTTATGATGTTTGAAATGACCGACATTGCCGACTCTCAGCAAAAGATAAAAATCATCTCTAATGGTGAGTCGATTAGCATGTCGGCGCAGCAGTGGCATAAAAGGGCAAAAGGTGAATGGGTTTTTAATCAGCCGTTTGGTGAACATGGTGAATTAGACCAATATGAAGTTCCACTTCAATTTAATCGCCTTCCTGATAATGTTATTGAAGTACAGGATCACTACTATGGTGATGATTTTCAAAAAGGAAAAAAGTTGTTTTGGGAGAAGGTTACGAAGCTTTGGCCACCGACAGAAGAGCGTATAAATTATTTTTGTTGGTGGAAGATTCCCGCTGAATGGGTGGTTACTCGTGATCATTTGGGGAACCGAATTGGGTACAAATTTTATACTGCCTTTGTCCTATATAAAGTTGAAGGCAATACGCTTATTCTGTACCGAACACCACTTTATGATGTTTGAGGCGAAGAAGCTTTCATGAATTTAGCCATCGTACCCGATACACCAACTATAAAAATGGAGAAGATTTGCAAACGCATTCTTCCCGGTATTCGTGTGGTGCATGAAAGAATAGAAAAAGCATTGGGAATAGAGTCGCCAGATTATCTTGTGGTAATGATTGACCCAGTTATTTATTATGAGACAATTGAAGCAAATGGAGTTTATGCTCAGTATGGGTTTAAATTCGGCTGCCTTATGAAGATTAGAGGTCAGACGAAAGATATTCAAACAATATATGCGGAGTCTAACGCTGACAAAATAGATGATTGGAAAAAGACTTTTCCGCCTTTGCTAAAAGAATTTGAACAGCGGTGCATCGAAATATGCAAGAAATTGAAGAGTAAATAACATGGCAACCGCAGGACTCGCACCAAATATCAGACTGGTTCCTCAAGAAGAGGAAACGAAACAATTTGATGGTGGAGATATTACGGTTGTTGAAGCAGACGACAACGCGGATCAAAAGCAAACTGATAATGACGGCAATGTCATTGAGATCAAACATCCTGACGGTTCAGTGACAATTTCCATTGACGGTTCACCATTGGTAAAGGCTGAGGGCAAATCACGCGAAGGCTGGTTTGATAATCTCGTTGAAGACATCGACAAAATGGAGCTTGACCGCATTACCCAAGATTTACTGCGCGGGGTGCGTGATGACATAGGCAGCCGCAAGGATTGGATTGAAAACCGCGCATTGGGTCTAAAAATGCTAGGTCTTATGATTGAATTGCCATCAACTGCTACGTCTGGTGAAGGTGTAACTGGCCAAAGCCGAGTTCGCCATCCGCTGTTGAATGAAGCTGTTTTGCGGTTCCAGGCCAATGCCCGTTCTGAAATGCTGCCCACTGACGGGCCTGTAAAGATCAGGAACGACAATAACGAAGCCACGGAACAGAATGATTCAGAGGCCAATGATCTAGAAAAGGACATGAACCATTATCTGACAGTCACTGCCACAGAGTATTATCCTGACACGGATCGGCTGTTTTTCATGCTGGGCTTTGGCGGCACGGCGTTCAAGAAGGTTTACTTTTGCCCGTTAAGATCGCGCCCGATCAGCGAAAGTGTTGATGCTGATGATTTAATCGTGAGCAATACCACGACTGATCTTGGCAATGCCACACGCATTACGCACCGGATTATGATGCGGCCATCGGTGGTCAAGCGGATGCAGATTCTTGAGGTTTACCGTGACGTTCAGCTTTCAACACCAAAGGCCAAAACCAACGATGCAGTTGGCGACCAAAAAGACGCTATTCAGGGCGTGAGTTCCAGTACATCCAATCCAGAAGACAATGACCGTGAGATTTATGAAATCTCATGCGAGTTGGACATCAAGGGCTTTGAGCATAAGCACAAGGGCAAAATCAGCGGGCTTGATATTCCATACCGTGTTACGATTGACGTTTCATCGGAACAAATTCTATCCGTAGTGCGAAACTACGATGAAGACACCAAGGAATTGCCAGAAGCTAGACAGAACTTTGTCAAGTACACCTTTGTTCCAGGCTTAGGCTTTTATGACATTGGCCTGTTACATATTCTAGGCAACACCACAAATGCACTGACAGCGGCTTGGCGCGAAATGCTAGATGCTGGCATGTTTGCAAGTTTCCCCGGCTTTCTCATGTCTGACGCGGGCGGCAGGCAAGACACAACTATATTCCGTGTTCCTCCAGGAGGAGGCGCACAGGTCAAGACCAATGGCATGAAAATTGGTGATGCAATTATGCCATTGCCCTACAAAGACCCATCATCGGCCTTGATGACACTGGTTGATAACATGGCCACAACTGGCCAGCGATTAGGCGGCACGTCTGAAATGTCAGTTGGCGAGGGGCGCAATGATGCACCAGTTGGCACGACTCTTGCATTGATTGAACAGGCTACCAAAATGCTGAACAGCGTTCACAAGCGGATGCACTCAGCGCAGGCTCAAGAGTTTCAGCTGCTGGCCAAATGCTTCCAAGAACACCCTGAGAGCTTCTGGCAGCGCAACCGTAAGCCTGCCCGCCCTTGGGATGAGCAAACGTTCCTAAAGGCCTTGAACGACTGTACGCTGGTTCCGCAGGCCGATCCTAATACGTCAAGCCATTCGCAGCGATTGATGAAAGTTGTGGCGCTCAAACAATTGCAAAGTTCAAGCCCGACACTTTACGACCCTATTGCGGTTGATAAGGCGGCGCTGAAAGCAATCGGCTGGTCAAATCCTGAGCAGTTCATGGCCCCGCCATCTGCACAAGGCAAGCCATCGCCGGAAGTCTTGAAAGGCGAAGAAGAATTAAAGATCAAGCATCAGGAAGCCGATGCGAAGACCTTGACGGCTGAAACCGATTCCAAAGTGAAATTGCTTGAAGTCCAAAAGCCACCTGAACAGGCACAGAACGATATGCCGCTAAAGGTTGCCAAGCTTAAACAAGACCAAGATCATCTTGAGTTCCAAAAGAAGAAGGCAATGTTAGATCATGTGGCCGATCAAAACGAAGATCAAACCGACTTGCAAACTGAGAAAATGCGGCTTGCAGGCGATTTGGTGAACGCACACACAAAGATGGCCCATGAAAATCAATCACAAGTTCGTGATCATTTGTCAGAGCATGTAAAACACGCTAATCAAATGGAGCATGAAGAAAAACTTGCGGGTCTGAAGGGTAAGAGTGATGATTGAAAATTTGAAGAAGGCCTATGCGGCGGCACTTGAAAATCCTGATTGGGCGGACGAGGTTGCATGGAAACTGAACCCTACAGGTGGCCTTCAAAAAATAGCCGAAGAGCGCGTTGGTATTGCCGCAGTCCTTCGCAAGGCCAAGGCTGATGGAGTAAGGCTCGGGCATGATTATTTAGAAAATGCGCCGATTGATCCTATGGCTAATTGGAAAGACCCAACATCAATCATGATCCGCATTCCTGATCTTTTGGTGTTGGCCGACAAGATTGAGAAGGGCGAAGTGTAATGACTGACAGGGACGAAATAATCATGATCTATCCAACTGAACAATTTTATCTTGAAGTTGGTGGTGAACTTATTCCAGTTGATCCTGATTCAGAGAAAGGCAGAGAGCTTTCGGCTCATGCCACTGGAATGTTGATGCGTTCAATGATGAGTGTGAAAGAGGTTCAAAAACGGTTTCCTGAATTGAAAGTAAAGTCCGATGCCTGACGCTCTTCATGCAGCCCTATTGACAGCACGAAGCTTCAAGCCTTCTGAGGCCCAAAAGGAAGCTGGTAATTATGCCAAGCACCACATCAAATTTCATGGACTGGATATTGCCCTCGAAAATCTAAAAGGCTCCACAAGGTCTGGCTGCGATCATAATGGCAAGCGCTGGTCTGTTAAAATGCCAGCGCATTACGGCTATTTCAAACGCACAGAAGGCGCTGACGGCGATCATGTTGACGTTTATGTTGGGCCGGACATGGTTTCAAAGCGGGTGTTCATCATAAACCAGCACGATCACAACACTGGCAAGTTCGATGAAACGAAAGTCATGTTAGGCTTCAAAGACGAAGCAGACGCTCGCAAGACTTACATTGCAGGATTTAGCGATGGCAAAGGTGCTACCCGCATTGGCTCAATCAAGGAAATGAACCTTGATGAATTCAAGCATTGGCTTAAAGACGAGGATAAGACTAAAAGGATTGCTCGCAAATTCGGCGGTACAGTTCAATGACAATTCAGTTGGCCCACTGTCAAGCCATCTGTGCAATCAATCGGCAGCACTTGGACGCAAGTGGTTGACCCTATAGGAGACTAAAATGGAAAAGATTAACATCAACGACAGTACCGACTTTTACGACAACGCCAGATCGGCCCGCAATGAGAAAGCACAACGCCGTGCTGCCCCTCAAAAGGGCGATATTGACGCTTCAGGTTGGAAAGAACCAACCATGGAGACTGAACGCAAAACAGGCGGTCGCCCAGTTCCACGCGCATTTAAGCGCGGCGGTAAGGTTGAAGGCGAAGAATCTAAGGCCCATGCTGGCCGCAAGCCAAGGGCAAGTGGCGGGAAATTGGAAAGCTATCTTAACCGTGCAAAGTCAGACGAAGTTAAAAGCAATAGGACAAGAACATCTGAATTTGCTCCAATTGCTGTTGCTGCGAAAGCTGGGCAGCAGGAACTGAAAAGGTTTAAGGGGATCAAAGCCGCCGAAGAAAAGCTTGAAGGCAAAGCCAAAGTTCCAGCCACACTCGCTTCTGGTGGTAAAGTCCACGCTAAAGGCTGCACATGCAAGATGTGTAATGGTGGTGAAGCTAAGGTTTCACGTGAAACACGCGCCACAGGCGGTTCAGCCAATTATGAAGGCGGCACTCGCCCGACTGGCGGCCGACTGTCACACGCCAATGGCGGTAAGGCCGCGTCCGCTAAAGGAGCGACGCGTACCTCATCGGATGTACGGAGCCCAACCCGTACGTCAACATCGACCAAGGCCGACACGAAGGGCAATGTCACTGTGACGGGCGGGGCTGGTGACGGGGATACCACGGTCAACGTTAGCGGCAAGCGCGCGAAGAAGGCATTCGGCGGAACGCCGATCACGGGTGAGCGGATGCCTCGCAAGGATGGTGGCCGCACCAAAGGCAAGACTGATATTCACATCAATATCAACTCTGCTCCAAAGCCTCCTATGCCTATGCCAGTACCCATGCCACCCGCTGGCGCTATGCCACCTCCAATGAATGGTGGGTCATTGCCCCCAGGCCTTGGTGTTCCGCCCCCAGCGATGGGCGCAGGCCCAATGCCACGTGCTTCTGGTGGTCGCACTATCCTTGATGCGGGCGCAGGCGGTGGTTTAGGCCGCTTGGAGAAGATTGAAATCCAGAAAAGGCATTAAGAATGACAGAAAATAAACCGCCACTCAAAAACCCGCCTTACTACCCAACGAGGGAATTAGCATCTCACCACGAAGCTCCCATACCTAACTTTAGGGATGAATTCAACTTATTGTCCGCTGCGCTTGATCTATCAAAAAGTGAATCGGTTAAAGAGTATTGTGAGGCTGCGGCGAATCTTGTTCGGGAGAACCATCTATCGATTTTGTCGGCAAATGAAAAAATTGTTATTCTCCAGACACAAAATGATGCGCTCAGGCAAGAAAATTCTCGGTTACGGTCGGAAAGTGTTGAGTACGCTCAGACTAAGATTAGTCTAGCTCACATGACTTCATCGCGTGATTGGCATAAGGAAGCTTTGGTTCCATGGGTTCAAAAACTCAATAATGCGGACAAAATACCAGTCAAATATGTTGAGATTCAAGATGTAGTGACAGGGGCAAAGGATGCCGATCAACTGTGGAATGGGGCTGTTCATCGTGCCCTGATGACTTCATTGGGGATGAAACCTAAGACAAAAAACCCACAGAAGGTTTTGACTGAGAATATCCGCAAACTTTTCAGGGTAGATTTATTTGGAGAAATTCCTTTGCCGTCTTCTTTTGAAAACGAGAGAATACTAACGCCAATAATTCAAAAATAGGCATGAAATGGAACAATTGATCGCTGAGTTCACCAAATTAGTTACCGAGCGGACTGATAGTCTGAAAGACAGCGTTTCGACTGGAATGTTGCCTAATATGGAAGAATACAAGCGGTTAACGGGTCACCTTTTGGGCTTGCGTGAAGCTCTTGACCTGATTGACCAAGCCAAAACCAACATTTTGAAGCGATAACTCTGGCCGGATTGAAGGATAAGCGCGGAATGATAGATGAAAAATTTAGGGAAATAACAGATGCTTTGTTGCGAGATTTGGGCGATGATTTTTTTCTAAACACATCCCATGATAAATCATACATTGTTTATCATATTATCAATAGGAACAAGCTTCCTCCAAACAATCGAAGCATAACTATTTCAAATATAGCATTGAATCCTGAAAACCTCCCAAAGACAATGAATTTTTCTTTGGATACGTGGGATTTTGAAAGGGCTATAAAATGGATTACATATTGTAACCTTCCTGAAGAAGATGAGGCAGAAAAAGAGGTTTTAGATGCAATGGCTGCTGCGCCGCTCTTGGCGAATAGAAAAATAGTATCGGAGATTGCTATGGATGTGGTGTTTTGTGAAACATTTGATGCCAAATTCGGCGGTATTTTAAAGATATAACTGGAGTAAGCTAAATGGATTTGAATGATAGACTTTATTTTTTTGATTATGACCGCCTTATCGCTCGTGTAGAATTAGCCATGGACTCTGAATTTCCTAGGCAAAACGCCATAAAAGCAATTGATGTAATTAGAAAAGCTCTGGAAGATACTGAGGCCCAGATACTCAAAGAAGATGATCCTAAATACGCGCCATTCACCAAATCTCTTTTGGCAATGTCGCCTTTATACCCTGAAGGAACGGGGCCAATAGACAAACTAAATGACCAATGGCAGGCGGTAAACCCATGAGAATGAAACATAGTGGTGATCCTGCCAAAGAATTGCTTGAGAAAGTTGGGGACATTTCAAATCTCAGCATTTTTGGCCCGAAAGTTCTGGTTGCCATTTATCTACGCCCACTACAATCTGCTGGTGGCATCCTTATGCCAGAAAAATCCAGAGACGAAGACATTTACCAAGGCAAAGTTGGCTTGGTTATCAAGAAAGGCCCGTTGGCTTTCACAGATGTGAACTACTTCACTGAAAACGTTGAAGTTGGAGACTGGGTTTGGTTTAGGGCAAGCAACGGAATAGCCATGAAGTTCAATGACGTTGATTGTCGTTATCTTGAAGACGTGCGCGTTGAAGGAAAAATCAATCAACCCGATGCAATTTGGTGATGGAGAACATAATGGATAAAGAAAATGGCGAAATTGACGTTGAACTAAAGGAGCCAGAGAATAAAGTTGATCCAGATTTAACGATTGAAGAGGTTCCGGATAAGAAAATTGAAACGCCCGTCAAGAAAGAAGCGGTTTCTGCTGAAGAAGGCATCAAGAAACTTCAGGGCCAATTGCAAAAGGAAACGCAGGCCCGAATCAAAGCCGAGTATAGCGCAAACCAACATGCTGAGAAGGCTAATCGACTAGAAACCGAAGTTGACAAGAGCCAGCTCACTACCATTGACAACGCCATTGAGTTTGCCAAGGTTGAACGCGGCAATTTGAAGAAGGCTTATGCTGCTGCACTTGCGGCGGGTGACTTTGAAGCCGCTTCTGATATTAGCGAGAAGCAATCTGACATTGCTGCCAAGCTTTTGAACCTCGAAAACGGCAAAGTTGCATTGTCTGAAAGGCCGAGACAAACTCAGCCTGTTATAGTTGATCCGGTTGAGGCTTTCGCTAAGAACCTACAGGCTCCAGCCGCCGCATGGATCAGGCAACACCCTGATTATGTCACTGATACGAAACTAAACCGCAAAATGATAGCCGCTCATAACCTGGCAATGGCCGATGATGTTAAAGAAGGCTCACCTGAATACTTCACCCATGTTGAAAGCACATTGGGCTTGACACAAAAGACCGATGAACCAGAAGTTGACGCAATGGCGGATGCTGCCAAGCCTATTCAACGGCGTTCTTCACCAGCCGCCGCTCCTCCCAGCCGTTCAATGGGCAGTGACGGCAAGAAAATCAATGTTGTCACGCTGACAAGAGACGAAATTGAAATGGCCGAAATGTCTGGCCAGACCAAAGAAGAATACGCGAGAAACAAGCAGAAACTCACTGCTGAGGGCCGCTTAGGCCGTGCTAATTAATCATGGAGAACAAGATGAACATTCAAACCAATGCTGACCACAAGCTTCCTTCGCAAAAAACCGCCGCTGAACGAGCCGCAGAAATTAGGTCTGGCTTTGACGGCGGAAACATGGATGAAGGCACGGATGATTTTTTTATTGAACAAGAGAAAATCCCTGACGATTGGACTTATGAATGGAAGCGCTTTACAGTCCTCAATCAGGAAGACCCTTCATATCAAGTACAATTGCGTAGGCAAGGCTGGGAACCAGTTCCAGCCGCACGTCATCCAGAAATGATGCCAGTTGGTTCTAAAGACCCTACAGTCATTCGCAAGGGCATGATCTTAATGGAACGCCCAACTGCAATCACTGAAGAACTGCGCCAGATTGACAAGAAACGCGCCAGAGATCAAGTCCGCGTCAAAGAACAGCAATTGAATGAAGCCCCACAAGGCCAGTTTGAACGCGATAACAAAGGCAATAAGTTAGCCAGTGTTAAAAAGTCCTATACGCCAATTCCGATTCCTGATAAGACTTGAAAAATTGACTGCCCCTGATCGACTGTAGTAAGCGTCAACCAGTCAAAGCTAGGCCCCTATGTGCGGGCCTAGCGACCTATTCGCCCGTGTAGCTCAGTGGTAGAGCAGCGTCCTTGTAACTCGTTGGTCTGGGGTTCGATTCCTCGCTAGGGCACCAAAATTAGGGGATATAGCTCATCTGGGAGAGCACTTGCCTTGCAAGCAAGAGGCGGTTGGTTCGAGCCCAACTATCTCCACCAAACTAAAGCGGGATTAACTCAGTGGTAGAGTGTCAGCCTTCCAAGCTGTTCGTCAGGAGTTCGAATCTCCTACCCCGCTCCATTATTGGAATGTAGCTCAGACGGTAGAGCGCGTGACTGTTAATCACGATGTCCTTGGTTCGATTCCAAGCTTTCCAGCCAATTTTACGGGAGGGTGAAATATCGAAGGACACAAAGAGACGGCGGCATAATGCTTTCCATCGTCAAAAAGGTAAATGCTATTATTGCAAAAAGCCAATGCGGCTATTGAAGATGCCCGCACAGGCGAAAGTCATGCCGCATGATCTATGCACACTGGAACATCTCGATGATAGATATTCGCCAGAAAGAGGAAAGCACTTTGGCGAAATAAGAGTTGTCGCCGCTTGCTGGTTGTGCAATCACGAACAAAATAAGAAGCGTGAAAAAGAAGTTGGTCTTGAGGTTCTGTGGCAAAAATCTAATAGTTATCCAAACGATTTCTTCTCGTAGCTCAATTGGATAGAGCACCATTTTTCTAGTTTGGTTGTTGCTGGTTCAAGTCCAGCCGAGAAGTCCAAATATGGTTCTGTCGTTCAAAGGTTAGGACTGTCGGCTCATAACCGACTTATTGTGGTTCAAATCCACACGGAACTACCATCCAAAAAATAGTTCTTGACGTAACTTCAAATCAGGTTCAATACTTGCCGCCAAGTTTCCCTCGGTGCGGAAACTTTGAAACATTTCTGTTTCATGTCGCCTTCGGTTGCGCGACCCAGAAACTCCCTCAAGTTTTTAATCCTGTTTAGACCAACAGCGAAAGACACCGATTTATGAACATCAACGGCGGTCAACTTACCCAAACAGCTGGTAACCCAGCTTTCCCCGGAACAGCTTTCACAGGCCCAGTAGTTGCTGGTAACATTTTAACCAGCGATGGTTCATCAACTCTCTCCGGCGTAGGTCGAATGGCAGGTGGCCCTGCAAATGCGGGCTATGTTGTCATGGCCCAATCTTCTGTCATCAAGCAAGCCACTAACGGTTCATCGGCAGGCGTTTGGACTGACCCAAACATTATCATCCCTGCCCAAAGCCAAATCCTTTCAATCACCTTAATGGTGACAGCGGCTTGGAGCGGTTCATCCGCCACGCTTGGCATTGGCAATACGGTTTCAGCCACGGCATACACCGCCGCTGGTGCTGGTAGTGCAACTGGCCTTGGCCCTATTACATTCACCCCAGCGGCTTCTGCCACGGCAATTGGCAACTGGGATAACGTTGGTACTACTGACGTTCAAATTCTTATAACCTCAACAAATACAGGCACTGGTGTTGGAACGCTTACCGTTACCTACGTCCAAGGCATTGATATGGCAAGCTAGGAAACCCGATGCAAATTGCTGACAACCTAATCGTTCAAGGGAATCTCACCGCCTCCGGAACCAGCGCAAGCTCAGCGGGCGATGCGATTGCAGCCGCTGGCACAACCCAAGCCACAGGCACTCAATTAACCGCCACGGTCAACACTGTCGGCACGGTTAGTTCTGGCACGGGTGTTAATCTGCCTGCATCAGTAGCCGGATTGATTGTTGAGGTTATCAACATCGGGGCAAATCCACTTTTGGTTTATCCTCTGATTGGCGCAACTGACACAATCAACGGCATTGCCGCGACAATCGGTGTTTCTGTTCCAGTAGGTTCCGCCACGGCGTTTAATTGCACTGTTGCTGGCAAATGGACGGCACAGACCGATACCACTAAGCAAGCCGCTTTCAATACTAACGTTGCCACCACAGGCGCAACATTAAGCGCTGCAAACGTAACGGGCGGCATTTCAACTGTTGATCTGGCACTCACTGGCACACTTGGCGCTGGAGCAAACATTCAGATGCCAACAGTTGTTGCCACGACCTTAGCCATGGCTACACCAGCGGTTGGTTCCAGCTACCGCTTGCGGATCATCAACGAATCATCGGCAAACTTTGCTTGGACGGTAACCACCAACACGGGTTGGACGCTGACTGGCACAATGACAATTGCCCAAAATACATGGCGTGAATTTGTTGTCACGCTGAACACTTTGACTACCGCCACACTGCAATCGGTTGCAGTTGGTACATATAGTTAATACTGAGTTTTCCCGCTTCTCTCCGGTTGTTGAAGCCCTGAAGTAATCCCCGTTTCATGTCAGCTCGGCGCTTGACACGCAAACTCCCAATTAAAAGGACAGACCAATGGCGAATACATTCGCGCCGAATGGTTTTAGTCAGTATCAGGGCACCGGCTCTGCTCCAACTTATGAGCAGGTTCAAATGGCCATTGCTTCGGCTAACACCACAAAAATCTTCACTGGTGACCCCGTGATGCAAGCCGCTGGCACGACTGGCCTTGGCACTGGTTACATCACTCAGGCTTATGGCCCTGTGACGTTGACGGTGGCAGCAACCGCCATTACCTCAAACGCCACAACGGGTGCTATCACGGTGACCTTCACTGCGCCCGCTGCGACTTCAGGCAACCTGCCAACCTCGCCAAATACGTGGGCTCCTCCAGTTGGTGCAACCCTGATTATTTCGGGTTCGACAATGACTTCGGGCAACCTGAACGGATATTACACCATCACATCGTCTTCAACAACGACTGCGGTGGCAATTGGTTCCGGTGCTACCGTCAACGGCACTTCAAGTGCTTCTGGTACGGTTAGCGTTGTGGTTCCGATTGCAGGTATCTTCGTTGGGTGCAAGTTCCTCTCAACCTTGCAAAAGCGCGTCAATTGGTATCCCTATTGGAACGGCTCGGACGCTAACGGCGATGTTATTGCTTATGTGGTCACTGATCCAAACGCCCAGTTCTCGGTTCAGACTGCGAACTCGAATACCACGGCAACCGCCATGGGTATTGCGAACGTTGGCCAGACCATCAGTTTTGCCTACGATGATTCGACCTCTACTGGCGAAACGAATGGCAATACCTCGACAGGCCTTTCGACCTTCTTTGCTGACCAGTATTCGCTGATCGCGAACTCTGTAGCGGGCCAGACCACGAATGCCTTCCTGCCCTTCAAGATTGTTGGATTGCAGAATTACATTCCAGGCCAGACTTCACCGTTGGTTTCCATCAATGGCAATGACTCAACCACTGCGTACAACCGGATCATCGTTGGGTTTAACAACTCAATGAACCGTGTTGGCGTTGGCATTTAAGGAGCTAGGTAACCATGGCCGTTAATCTTAGTCAAATCAAGGACTTGTTGCTTCCTGGACTCCGTGGAGTTGAGGGAAAATACGAGATGATACCGAGCCAATATGATAAAATCTTCACCAAGCACAATTCCAAAATGGCTTTGGAACGTACCGCTGAAATGCGTTACATGGGCTTTGCTCAGCTCAAGACTGAAGGCGGTCAAACTGCCTTTGACAACGGAGCTGGTGAACGTTTCATCTACAACCAAGAGCACAATGAAATCGCCCTTGGCTATGCCATCACCCGCAAGGCGATTGATGACAACCTTTACAAGACGCAGTTCCATCCATCAAACCTCGGCCTGATTGAAAGTTTCCAACAGACCAAGGAAATCTATGGCGCTTCGATCCTGAATACTGCTACAACCTATAACTCTGCCATTGGCGGTGACGGCGTTGCGCTTTGCTCAACGGCCCATCCTATCGACGGCAGCACTGTAGCAAATCGCCCAACGACTGACGTTGATTTGAACGAAGCCACGCTGCTCAACGGCATGATTTCAGTTCGTACCAACTTCAAGGATCAAGCTGGTCTGAAAGTATTTGCCCGCGCCCGCAAACTGATTGTTCCACCTCAATTGGAACCAGTTGCAATCCGCCTGTGCAAAACCGAATTGCGCCCAGGCACTGCCGACAACGATGTGAACGCTATTCTCACAACCGCTGGTGGCCTGCCTGAATCCTTCATGACCAATGACTTCCTGACCAGCTCTCGCAACTGGTTCCTGCTCACCAACATTGATGGCCTCTCATACATGGAGCGCATTAAGTTTGAAACGGATATGCAGGTAGACTTTGTTACCGACAATCTTTTATGCAAAGGTTATGAAAGGTACAGTTTTAGCTACTATAATTGGCGAGCAATTTGGGGAAGCTTTCCAAGCTGATAGCTGCATATCCTTTCACTAAAACGAGTAACTTTTGAAAAGTATAACCTTCAAATGACAATTTGCTACCGTGATGGAAATGTGCTAAGTTTACCTTCTCAACAGAAGGAGAGCTATCCCATGACCAACATTAAACGCATCGATCTTACTCTTGAAAACGTGTCGGAGTTCATTTCCTACAACCCCGACACTGGTATTTTTGTTTGGAAAAAGGCCCCCAGCCGCCGTCACAAAGTTGGCTCACAAGCAGGTGCTCTTAAAAGCATACGCGGGGGGGAAGTACCTACATATTGGTATATTACGCTCCACGGCGTATCGACACCAGCAGCCCGCGTTGCATGGCTTTTGCAGACGGGCTCATGGCCTGAGACTAATATGTTGTTCAAAGATGGTGACACCACAAACATCAAGTTTGATAATCTCAGACTTGCAAATTATCCATCGATCAAGAGCATGAAAGATGGTCGTCGCGTCTATAAAATGCCCAAAGAGCAACAGCGCCATTATGGCCTGAAACGCTACTATGGCATGACTGGCGAAGAATACGGTCAAAAGCTTGCCGATCAGAAGGGCCTCTGCGCTATCTGCGGCAACCCTGAGACTGCAATGTTAAACGGTGTTCCTAAAGTAATGCACGTCGATCATGACCACGCCACTGGCGCTATTCGTGATCTACTGTGTGGCATGTGTAACGGAATGTTGGGCTTGGCAAAAGACAATCCACAAGTTCTCATCGCCGCTGCTGAATATCTTCAAAGGCATTCGGCTTCAAATGTTGTTCCTCTAAAACCAGAAGTGGAAGTAGCATAATGTCTAATTCAATTTTCAAAGGAGACTTTCAATGAAAGGTCGCAAAGGCAGAGCTGAAGGCGGAGACGCTACCAAGGGTTCCAAGGAATGGGAACAAGACCTTGACAAGAAAAACATGGAATACACCAAGGACAGCGAAGTCAATCGTGAAGCTGTTGAGCGCAAGCACGGTGGCAAGGCTGATGGCAAGATGGCCAAGAAACATGCAGGGCGTAAGCCACGCAAGGCTGGTGGCCGTGTTGGTTCGGATAAATCTCCATTGTCTTCGGCTCATGGCGGTACGACTGCCAAGGGTCGCAAGGCCATTGACATCGACTAGACTAAACAGGCTTGTCTTTTAGGAGAACCCATGCGTCCAACAACGGTCACTGTCGGCCCATTGGCTTCTGCTGTGGCCAACAATATCGCGCTGACGCAAACCCCTGCTAGCACTGTCACCATTAACGGTTCGACAGCAACTGGCGGGGTTGCAACGCTGGACACTCCTCGGCGTGTTTTAATCACACCAACGGGTGATGAACACTTGAATGTGTTTACCATCACTGGCACGGGATTGAATGGCACGGCGCAAACTGAGATAATTAAAGGCACGAATGCCTCTGCGTTTTACACCAATCTGGATTTTCTGACCGTTAGTTCAATCGCTTTGAGCGCAGCTGCCGCAAATGCTTTGACGGTGGGAACCAATGGCGTTGGTTCATCGCAATGGGTTAGGCTTGATGAATGGGCCTCGGCGCAGGTAGCGGTTCAATGCACGGCCAGTGGCACGGTGAATTATACGATCCAACAAACCATGCAAGACCCGAATAGCCCGACCAATCCGGTGGTTCCATATTCTGTGGCATGGATCAGCACGGCGGACACTGGCGGTGTGGGTGCAACGGGTACGGTGGCTAGTTATTTTGCCTATGCGCCAATTTTCGTGAAGGTTTTGCTAAATTCTGGCACTGGATCAGTCTCAACCGTTGTTTCCCAACTTGGAGTTGCTCCTTACTGATTTTTCCTTGAAAGGAACGCAACTGCCCACATGACGACTTCTGGATCATATAATTTCAACCCCGCAATGGGAGGCCTGATCCTCTATTGCTATAACATCATTGGGGTGCGTAGCACGTCAGTTTTGCAAGAGCATATGACCACGGCCCAAATGGCTACCAACATGCTATTGGTGAACTGGGCGAATAAAGGCGTTGATCTCTGGAAAGTTGATCTGGTTTCAGTGCCTTTAGTTCAAGGCCAAGCCACATATGCGGTTGATCCATCCACAGTGGTTATTCTGGACGCTTACCTGACGATTGACAATGGTTCTGGCAATCCAATTGACCGGATTATTATGCCTGTGAGCCGCTCAGAATATGCTTCATACCCAAACAAAACCCAGCAAGGCTTCTCCACCACTTATTGGTTTGATCGGTTGGATGTAAATTCTGATATGAACTCCCCGGGTTCTTCACAAACGCCACCTATCACAGGCCCACAGATTACATTGTGGCTCGTGCCAGATGGAACCAGTGCACAATTTTTGCGTTACTATCGGCTCGTTCAATCACAAACCGCTAATTTCTCCAATGGGCAAACTCTCGACCTGCCATATCTTTTCCTAGAAGCGTTCGTGGATGGCTTGGCATATCGGCTTGCCAAGATTTGGAACCAAGCGATTGCGCCCGCATTGAAAAGTGTTGCGGATGAAAGTTACGAAGTGGCCGCATCACGAAACATCGAGCGAGCGGATATATTTATAGCACCTCAAATTTCAAATTATTTCAGGCCGTAGGGAGAAATAATGTCCTACGCGTCAAAACAAGGCCATGCACGTGCCAATTCAATGGCACCCGAAGCCGCTGGAATTTGCGACAGATGTGGCGCGGCGTATCAACACAATCAATTACGGTGGCAGTTCGAGTGGCGTGGATCATCGCTGCAAAATATCCGTATTCTTGTGTGCGCTCGCTGCGAAGACACTCCGCAACAACAGCTCATGGCTTTCGCGGTTCCTGCCGATCCAATTCCAATTAAAGACCCGCGCATTCAGGATTTTGAATTGGCCAGCAATGATATTCGCACAACGTCTGGTCAAAACACTGTTGATTTCTTCACAGGCATTACTATTCCTGGAACTGTGCAGCGCGTTACGACATCCGGTGGCAATGCAACAACTGATCCACGTGTGACTCAGGAAATTGGTAAAACAGGCGGCTTGGAAAACCCACCTGGCCTTGATGCTGGCGCTGCAATGCCATTGTTTGGCAAGACAGTTTATGATGTTAAATTGTCGGTGACTTCAATCACCGCAAGCGGCTCACCAGTGCTGACCGTGACTTGTTCAACAGCCCATGGCCTCTCAACCAATAACCAAGTCTCAATTGAGGGCTCGGCCCTGAGTACCACAGACGGATTTTATAGCGTGACTGTAATTGATGCGCTGACCTTCACTTACACCATTGCGTCCACTCCCGTTGGCATCACTTCGTTTCTATTGCCCTCAACAATTGTCAAAACTGTTTTGGTTGGAATCCCACGTGGACAAATAACCATTCCACAGGTTGGAGGCTGATCGTGGCGAACATTCAGATACCCGCGCTCCCCCCCGTCATTTCACTCACTGGCACAGAAGAGTTTGAAGTCGTTCAAGGCGGTGTTTCAAGCCGTGCCACGACTGCCCAATTAGCAATCTTGGCTTTGGGGCAGTCTGTTCCTTATGCAATTTCAATTGGTGGTACAGGTGCAACCACAGCGTCTGGGGCAAGAACCAATCTCGGTCTTGGAACCATGGCAGTTCAAAATGCCAATTTAGTGGCAATTACAGGCGGTACTATTCAAGGCGTTGCCATTACCCTCGACAGTTTGGACAACACACCTATTGGGGCCAACACGCCATCAACAGGCGCATTCACCACATTGTCCGCCACAACCCCGCTTCCTGTTTCTTCAGGTGGCACGGGACAGGCTTCAAATTGGACGCAATGGGGCGCAATTTATGCTTCAACAACTGGCATTTTAGCCTCAACCGCGACTGGCACTACAGGCCAGCCATTGCTTGCAAACAGCACTTCTGGCCCAGCCTTTGGGAACATGGCTCTTGGTGTCGCCAACACAAATGTCACTGGGGCATTAACAGTCACTAATGGTGGCATTGGCGTTGCAACCTTGGCTTCCAATGGTGTACTTTATGGCAATGGCACGGGAGCCATTCTAGCCACGGCTGTGGGTGCTACTGGACAGGTTTTAATTGGCAACACAGGCGCTGCTCCAACTTGGGGTGCAGCCACAGATGTTGCGGTTACTTCGCTGTCTTTCGGAACCACTGGTCTAACGCCAAATTCAGCCACTACAGGGGCTATCGTTGTTGCTGGCACGTTGGCCATAGCCAACGGTGGAACGGGCATTACGTCCTTCGGCACGGGCGTGGCAACGGCTCTTGGCACCAATGTCAATGGCTCTGGGGCCATCGCACTAACTACCAATGCAGTGTTTGTGACTCCAACGTTGGGCGTGGCGAGTGCCACCACCATCAATAAGGTCACTCTGACTGCCCCAGCCACGGGATCAACCCTAACGATTCTTGATGGGAAAACACTGACTATCAATAACACTATGACGCTGGCAGCGGGTGCTGATGGCCAGACTTGGACATTCCCATCAACGTCTGACACGGTGGTAACGCTCGGCGCTACTCAAACCCTGACCGCGAAAACCCTGACCACGCCTATCCTGAACGGGACTCCAACTGGAACAGGTGTTGCCACGGCAGCAACGGCAAATACATTGGTTTTGAGAGATAGTAGTGGTAATATATCAAGTGCGTCTTTCAACAGCTCATTTCTCGCATGGTTTAATGCGCTCCAAACTTCGTTACCAGGAAGTGCAGGCGTTGCGTGGAATAATGGCGGAACTGTTTCGGTTTCTTAGAGGATCAATAGCATGTTAAAAAAACTAACCCTGTGCATTTTATTTATTCTGGCGCTTTCCGAGCAGGTCGTTGCACAGACATACCCTTCGCCAACTTATAATAACATCACCATCCAGTCTAAGACTGGCTATCTCAAGTGCAACGGGTCTTCACCATGCACGGCGGCGGCCACCGTGCCGTTAACGGATATAGCGCCACAGGCATCAAACACAATACCAGCCAATGCCACTGCGGGTTCTGCTGCGCCAACGGCACTTGCCATTCCATCTTGTTCAACAGCTTCCAGCGCACTTAATTGGACGACCAGCGGCGGTGCATCAGCATTCACCTGCAATACCTCAATCGCCGCCAATACCTCAATCACCGCCAATGCGGTTCCTGCTGCAAATTTAACAGGCACAGCACTTGCAAGTGGCGTAACGACATTTGCTGGCGGTCTATTAATTGTTAATCCGTCTGGCGCTGGTGGTGGAGCCACTGGCAATGCACAGATTTATGCAACGCCAACCCTAACCTCTGGCGGTTTGGGCGTCGGCAATAACTCGGCGGTTTTTGTATGGCCTGTTATTGGGGCAATGACCGTAAATACGGGCTTTGTTTCAACCTATAATATGAAATGGGGAGACTCCGGCACTGAAGTTCCAGCAGGCACACTGTCAAACCTAGAAGGCTATGAATGTAACATAACCACAAAGCAAATTTCCACCGACACAAGCGAGGGAAATCATTGTTTTGGTGGCACTATTCAATCAATAAATGGTGGAACAAATCGTGGCATAAGCATAACAGGACAAGTTACAACGGTAGCTGGGGTTATGGAGGGGGTGGTACTCAACCTCACAAGCTCAGTTTCTGGTTCGACCTTGGTAGCCTATACTGCGGATAGCACTGGCAGCGCATTTCCGGCAACAACAGCCCTTAATGTTACGGGCTCTTGGGCAAACGCCGTTGTTTTTGGGGATGCTAAATTATATCAACCTACACCAGGGTCTAACCCAACTATTATGCAGGCCGATGGCTATACTTCCAGATCAGGAACAGCGGGAAGCTATGGCGGCAATTTTATTAATTCATATTGGAATAGTTCATGTTTGCAAGCATGGGTAGATACAACTGATTTGGGATGCACAAGAACTGTTTCGACTACTGCGCCCACAATTGTATCGGGTTTTGGCACCTCGCCAGCAATAGCTACAAGTCCACAATCTTATGCGTTTAAAATTACTGTCGGCACTGGTGGCGCTGCATCATCCGGTGTTATTGGTTTTCCAACCGGCATAACAACTGTTGGGTGGTCTTGTAATGGCAACGACATAACCACGCAGAGCACAACTGTATTTTCTTTAAAGCAAACTGGCAATAATGCAACGCAAGCGGGCATTGCAAATTATACCACGGCTGGTATAGCAGGCGCATGGGTTGCAGGCGATATATTGCTAATATCCTGTGAACCTATTTAATGTCCAACTCAGAAGGATAGACCAATGAAGAAACTTATGATTTTTGCCACTCTCTCTTTTGCTTCGCCTGCGATGGCGCAGAACGCAGTGGTAAGCGGGGCTGATACACTATGCCCATCAAAACTCACTGCATTCTCACAACTGTTAGGCGAGGCAAATGGCCGAGTTGCTGACGCTTTTGGGAACGCATCCGCGCTTCAAGGGCAGATTTCGGAGCTGCAAAAACAAAATGCTGACCTGCAAAAGCAACTCACCGCAGCCAAAGCAGTAACACCCGCTGAAGATAAGCCCAAGTAATGCAAACCAAACAAATCGTTCTAACAATGACGGCAGCGCAAGTGAACATCATCCTCGCTCATTTGGCTGAAGGAAAGTTCAAGGATGTTGGTGATCTGATCAACTTAATCGCCTCGCAGGGTAATTCTCAAATTGCAGCACCTCAAAAGCCTGTAGATGACACGCTCCCAGCGACTCCTGAAACGCCACCCGCACCACCAGTGCCAACAGAACCTTCTGAAGCTGAACAAAAACCGGAAGCGATGAACTGATTTGACCACGGGCCTCTCATATGACGGCACTGTTGCTGGGACAAATTCCTACGTTGCCCAGATTGCCAACATGGCTGTGGTTAGCCCAACCGATCCAAACTTCCTGATCGCACTTCCACAAATTATTTCCTATTCGGAGAATCGTCTTTATCGAGACGTAGATTTTCTCAGCACAAAAACCTCAGCGACATTCTTAATGACGGCAGGCCAACGCTCACTTTCACTTGTGGGCGCAACGCCATATCCATTCGTGGTGACAGAACAATTCAACATCATCACGCCGTCAACTTCAACCAATCCAAATGACGTGGCAGCAACACGCAACCCATGTCTGCCCACCACTAAGGAATTTCTCGATCAGGTTTACGGCTCATCGGCAGTTGCCAATCAAGGCCTGCCAATTTACATTGCTCCGTTCACTGACAATACGTTCTATTTCGGCCCACCACCAGACGCTGCTTATACTGTTGAAGTGGTTGGAACTGCACGGCCCGCAAGTTTGTCAGCAACTAATTTGACGACATTTATTTCGCTGTTTCTGCCCGATCTCATGATCCAATCGTCCATGATTTTTGTGAGCGAGTACCAGAGAAATTTCTCTGGTGCGTCTTCTAATGATCCCTCCATGCCTATGGCGTACGAAAGTGCTTATGGTACATTACTGAAAAGTGCTGTGGTTGAAGAAGCCCGAAAAAAATATTCCGCCGCCGCGTGGTCATCCATGCAGCCAACCCCTGTTGCAAGTCCAACAAGGGGGTGATGAATGTTTTACGTTTATGAGCATTGGAGAAATGATAAATCGATTTGCTTCTACGTTGGCAAAGGACAGGCCAATAGAGCGTATGAACTGAAGCGTAGGAATTTTCATCACAAAGCAATCGTGGCAAAACTTCATCGTGAAGGGTTTTCTTTTGATATTAAGATAGTGGCTGATGGTTTGACCGAAAAAGAGGCATTTGTTCTTGAGGTTGAACGGATTGCCTTCTGGAGATCAGCAGGTGCTGATCTAGCAAATATGACTAATGGTGGGGAAGGGGTTTCTGGTTTTAAAAGGTCTGAAGAAACAAAAAAGAAAATGGGAGAAAGCAAAAAAGGAAATAAATATGGTTTCGGAAGAAAACCCCCAGAAGAAGAAATCCGTAAATTAAGAGAACGTAGCAAAGGGAATAAATATTTCTTAGGCAAAACTCACTCTGAAGAAGCCAGGAAAAAAATTAGCGAATCACAAAAAGGAAACAAGCATTGTCTCGGCAGAAAATGCTCAGATGCTGAAAAACAAAGATTAAGCGAAATGGCAAAGAATAGAAAATATTCTTTAGAGACCAGAATGAAAATGCGTGAGTCGAGACTTAGATACGTAGCAAAGAGCAAAAAGCCATGCACGCAACTTTGAAACTTTTGCCGGGGGTGGACACAGTAAAAACGTTGACCCTCAATGAAGCTGCCATTTATACAAGTCAATTTATCCGCTTCTTTCCTGATCGGGGTCTCGGCGCATTGCCACAAAAGCTTGGCGGCTGGGCCAAGTTTTACGGGATTGCGCTTTCTGGTGTGCCAAAAGTTTTGTGGTCTTTTGAAGACTCGAACACCAACCCCTACCTTGCGATTGGAACCACTACAAACCTAGACGCAATTACAAACAACTTTCTCTATTCGATCTATCCACAGTATTATACGGCTGACATTGTGCCAAATTTCACAACGGCTGTGGGGTCGGCAGTTGTTCGTGTGGTTGATCCCAATTCTGACGTAAAAACTGGCGATACCATTTATCTGCGAACCCAAATAAGCGTGGCCAATCTTTTGCTGTTTGGGCAGTACCAAGTCACCTTCATTGATGCAAACACCTATACAATAACGGCTGTTGATCTTTTGGGAAATCCCATTTTAGCGACTTCTGTTGTAAGCAATGGAGGGGCGGTTCCAACTTTCACATCGGTTTCAGGTTCAAATACTGTTACGGTGGCTATGAACAACCACGGGTATGGTGTAGGATCGTTTTTTCCAGCGCTCCCATCCACAAGCTTTGCAGGACTGATTATTCAGGGAAATTATGTAGTTCAGCCGCAAGGCTTTACTGCTAACGCATTTACTATCAGGGCTGCCCAAACCGCTTCTGCATCACAAACCGTTTCGATGAACAACGGCAATGCAGAGGTTGAGTATTTCATCGGAACCTCAACCCCACCAGCGGCACTTGGCTTTGGAGCTGGTGGTTTTGGCGTGGGGGGCTTTGGTGTTGGGGTTGTTCCAACTTCAGGCAGGACTGCCACGATAACCAATGTGGTTCCTTCATCGCCATCTTCTGGGTTTGTCACTTATTATTTTACTGACATTGTTTCCGTTCCAATTGGTACAACGATCAGCGTAAGCGGGGTAACGCCTTCAGGCTATAACACCTCTATTCAACCACCAACCGTAAGTTCAACCTATGGCAATTCATACAACATCACAACAATCACCATCGGTGCTTCTGCTGTTGTAACATGGGGCGGCGCACTTCCTGTTGCCCATGGGTTTTCTCTTGGTGATCTTATTTCGTTTTCAACAACTGGCGCATTGCCAACTGGATTGACCGCTGGAACAAATTATTATGTCCAACCAATCGACAGCACGACATTCAATGTCGCAACGACATTGGCTGGAAGCCCTATAACGACTTCAGGAAGCCAAAGCGGCATCCAAACTGGACAATTGCAAACTTCAACTGTGACAATCGCATCAGCCACGACAGGTGCATATGTTTCAGGTGGGACAATAACTTTCACTCAATATGGCGCTCAATCTTCTACCGATTGGACGCTAGGCAACTGGGGTGACATTCTCATCGCTTGCCCACAAGGTGGTGGCATTTACCAATGGGAACCAGGGACAGGCGCAATTTCGGCTTCAATCATTGCAAATTCTCCGATTGCCAATGATGGGATGTTCATTGCGATGCCTGAGCAACAAATTGTTGCATGGGGATCGACTTTCAGTGGGATTCAACAGCCTCTTTTGGTGCGTTGGACTGATATTGGGAACTTTACCACATGGGTTGCACAGATAACAAATCAGGCTGGCTCCTATGTCATTCCAAGAGGCAGCAAGATTGTTGGCGGGATGCAGGCTCCCCAACAAGGGTTGCTTTGGACTGATCTTGGCGTATGGGCAATGCAATATGTCAACCAGCCTTATGTCTATCAATTCAATGAAATTGCCACGGGCTGTGGTCTGATTGGGCAAAAGGCCGCTGGAGCATTGAATGGAACAGTCTATTGGATGGGGCCGACACAATTTTATTCCTTGGATGGGAACGGTGTTAATCCACTCACTTGTCCGGTTTGGGACATTGTTTTCCAAAATATGAACTTGAACTATTTGAACAATATCCGCTTTGCCGCGAATTCACGTTTTGGTGAAGTGGCGTGGTATTATCCTTCGATAAACAGCATCAGTGGCGAGAATGACAGTTATGTGAAATATAATGTCGCTCTAGGGCCTCAAAATGGCTGGGATTATGGCCTTTTGAACAGGTCTGCATGGCTTGACCAAAGTATTCTTGGCGCTCCACTCGGAACATCATCAAGTGGCTATATTTACCAGCATGAGGTTTCCCCCAACGCTGATGGGGCCGCTATGGTTTCAAGTTTTCAAACTGGCTTCTTTCAACTCTCGGAAGCAGAATACAAGATTTTCGTTGATCAAATCTGGCCAGACATGAAATGGGGATATTTCAATGGAACCCAAACCGCGTCTGTTCAAATCACATTTTATGTTGCTGATTATCCGGATGGGCCAATCACCACTTTTGGCCCCTACACGATGAATAATACTGTCACTTTCCTGACCCCGCGTTTTCGTGGCCGCTTGGTTTCTATAGGAATTTCGAGTAGTGATTTGAATTCGTTTTGGCGACTTGGCGGTATTCGTTATCGTCTAGCCCCGGATGGGAAATTCTGATGGCTGATAACTCAAACCAAACCAGTGACAACACCTCTCTCACAACGCTTAAAAATGGCGTTGTTGCGATCAATACCGTTGCCACTTATTTGGGCAATCAGTTTTTGTTCACCAAAGGCGAATTGCTGTTTCGTGGTGCAATGACAACTTCAACTTCGACGCTATTCACGGTTCAGGCTGGGCGACAATACACTGTGACTGACATTGAAATTGCCAATACGAGCGCAGGCGCATTGACCTATTCGGTTTATCTTGTTCCGTCTGGTGGAACCGCAGCGGCTAGCAATGCTTTGTTCGGGACGGTTTCGGTAGCGGCCAACACGACCTTTCAATGGAAAGGTGGGCAGGTAATTCAAACTGGCGATACAATTCAAGCCATTGGTTCTGCGACAACTCTAACAATTCACATCACGGGAGGGCGCGGGTGATGGAAAAGCAGGCGGTTAGAGACGCACTAAATACAGTGCGTGAACTCAGGGCGCATGGTGGGCAGGTTTCATCTAAAATCCATAAAGGCGCTATTCATTCCAACGTAGCGGGACGTACCGATCATCTTCCCATGCACGTCAAGAGCGGCTCTTACGTCATTCCAGCGGATATTATTTCTGCCATGGGCGAAGGCAATTCAATGGCTGGCTTTAAAGTTGCCAAGTCGCTTTTTTCGACACCTCCGCTTAAAACCGAAGTCCACCATTCCAAAGATGCTTTGCCATATAGTGGCGATGGGCTGCCTTACAAAGGAAAAGGCGTTCCTTATGGTGGTAACGGTCTGCCCTATTCTGGCAATGGCCTCCCTTACTTTGGAGAAGGCTCGCCCTATTCAGCCCGCCGCGCCGATGGTGGAGCGGTTGATGGCGTTCCGATCATTGCAGCGGGCGGCGAATATGTTATAACACCGGAAGAATGCCAATATTGCGGCAAAGGAGACATTGATCTTGGCCACAAAATCCTTGCTGCCTTTGTTAAACAATATCGAAAACATGTTATAAAAACTCTTTCTAAGCTCCCCGGCCCGAAGTAAAAGCAAATGGAAACACGAGCAATGTCGATGTTAGACAGACCCATCATAGAAGTCAGAACAGGAACCCCTGATGATCTCGATGGAATGATGGCATGGGCAGAAGCCGCTGCCAAGGACAATGCGGTTGTGTTGCCGGATCGGCTGAAACTCCTAGAACTTTTCTGGAACGCATTAAATTGTCAATCTGGCATTGTTGGGATTGTGGGAGAACCCGATAAACCGATTGAAGGCGCAATACTTTTGACTGTAGGCGCATTGTGGTATTCTCAAGAGCCCGTTCTCGAAGAAAAAGTTGTGTTTGTTTTGCCTGAATTTCGCGCCGCAAAAGGTGGCCGCGCTCGCAGACTTTGTGAGTTTTCAAAGCAAGCTTCAAGAGAATTGAATTTGCCCTTGATGATTGGGGTTTTGAGTAATGAACGCACCAAAGGGAAAATGAAGCTTTATGAGCGAATGTTTGGAGCGCCTGCTGGAGTTTATTTCCTTTACGGCGGAGAAACAGGGCTTGACCAAAGTGACATCGGAAAAGACGATTATTTGATTGGGGTGGAATAATGTGTGGCGGCGGTAAAAATCAAACAACAACGTCTCAGGTCACTATTCCACCAGAAGTTCTGGCGAGATACAACACTGTAAATAACAATGCTGCCACTGTAGCGGCAACGCCGTTTCAATCCTATTCCAGTGACCCTAATGATTTTGTTGCAGGGACAAATTCCACAGAACAAAAAGGCATGTCAGATATTTCAGGTGCGGGAGGCTCTGCGGGGCTAGGCACTCTTGATGTTAACAAATACATGAGCCCCTATGTTAACGATGTTGCCAAATCCACAATGGATTTGCTTACGCAACAAAATGAACAGGAAATGTCTGGCCAATTGGGTAATGCCGCTGGTTCGGGTGCTGCTTTTGGAGATCGGTCAGGTGTTGCGGCGGCAAATCTTGATCGACAACAGAAACTCGCATCGGCTAGTGCTATTAGCAACATTTTCAACACTGGATTTACTCAAGCGCAAGGCACTGCCCAGCAGCAGCAAGGGGCTGATCTTGCGGCGCGTCAGGCTGATCTTGCCCGTCAGGCAGGTGTTGGACAGGCGGAAGTTGCGGCTGGCCAAGTTCAACAACAGACTGACCAAGCTGGTAAGACTGCGCTCTACAATCAATACGAACAGAAACAAGCCTATCCATTCCAGACGGCACAATTCCAAGCCAATATCGCTGAGGGCACTGGTGCAAATTCCGGTTCAACTACAACCACAACACAGCCAGCAGGCTTTTTCTCTGGCTTTGCGGATGGCGGCACAGTGGAACCACGTGCAGGTCTAGCAGGAGGTGGCCAACCAGCGGATTATTCCCCATGGGCAGCGGGATTAAACACTGGCTTAAATCCAAATGGCGGGGCTTACGGCGCTGGTGCGGCCAATCCAGGCTTGTCTGGCTATGTTCCGGGTGCAAATCTTCCTGTAGGCCATCTTATGACCGCTCAGCCACAATTCAATCGTGATCATATGGCAAACGTTCTTGCCGCGACTTCAAACATCGCCCACATTGCAAACAACGCTCCTACTGATTGGCAGGCTGCAAAAAATATATTTTCTTCTGCGCCAAGTTCGTTTTACGCCAAAGGTGGCACAGTTCGTGCAGGCCTAGCAACGGGCGGGTTGCCTTATGATGATAGTAATATGGGCGCAAGCTATGTTCCTGACAACACGCCTTCACAAACACCTCAATTGGCAGTTGCGCCGTCTTCCAATGGCCAAAAGAGTAGTGGCATTGGCGGATTGCTTTCAGGAATAGCAAGCATTGCAAAATTGATCCCCGGACTTGCATCGGGTGGCCGTGCAGGATTTGATGATGGTGGCGTACCAGTTTATGATTGGTCAAATGGGTTGCCGCCCTCAACAGAAGCATCTAATTCACCGCCTCCAGTAGCAACAACAACAGAAGATGCGCCCGTTGATCCTCTTGCCCAGCCATTACCTCCAGCAAGACAATGGCGCACTGGCCTAGGCTCGGATATTGCGAACTTATTGGTGCGCGGCAAGGATGCTAAGGCTGCTTCATCCATTTGGAATAACGGATTGACAGAAGAAGCCCCCGCCACGCCACCACCAAGCCCTTCTGCTGGGGTAGTGCCAGACGCGCCATCTTCCCCACCACAAGCATCAATAACCGCTCCAGCGCCCTCTGTACCGCCTGCCAATGGCTTTTCGCCAGCGCTTACGAGTGACTTGTCACAATATCCATTGATTACTGATAATCAACCACCTGTTCCGCAAAAAGCAGCCGGATTGCAGCCCACGGGTATGACTGGCCCAAAAACCATGAGCCCAGTTCCAACCGTTCAATCGAAAGGCGATGCTTTCACAATATTTAGTGAACATGCGTTAAACCATGAAGGGCTTGGAATTAACCATAGTGATCCGAATGGTGGCACTTTGGCAGGCTTCAACCTGAAGCAGTATCAAGCCGTCAATCCAAACATTCGATCCTTAAATGATGTAACCCCAAACAACATCGCGGTTGCCCAGAAGAATTGGTATGACTCTCAAGGTGGAGATCAACTCGCCCAAAAATATGGGCCCAATTTTGCGGCGGCTTATGTTGATTTATCAATGCTCAATCCAACTATTGCCAAGCAGGCGCTTGACCAATCTGGCGGCGATCAAAATAAGTTTTTCAGTATTGTAGCAGGGCATTTACAGAATATCTCAACAAAGCAAGTAAAAGACGGACAGGTTGACAATAGCAAAGGATGGATGAACCGTATTGCAGACAATCAAAAGATTGCCAGCGGGGCCGATCCATCAAGTGTTGCATCTTCGTCCTCAAATCAAGGGCCACTTTCGGCTGGCCTTGTGGCATCTTCTAACTCTCAGAATCCACCAAGCCAAAACTCTGCTGGACTTGGCGGCGCGTCAATCACACCAACGGGAGATCAAACCCAGCAACCAACTGGACTTGCGGGAGCAAGAAATTTCCTCGATAAAAACAAAGACCTTCTTGTGCCTCTATTAAAAGGCATCGGAGCAATGGCATCTTCGCCAAGCCGCTATCTTGGCACGGCATTATTGCAAGGCGCTGGCGCAGCAGCAGATTCCTATGCAACTTATCCAAAATTGCAGGCCGATATTGCAAACTCACAAGCCATCGCTGGTCAAAACCAACAAAAAGTGCAGCAGGGCGATGTTTATATGAACGCGGCAGGTATTCCAACTGTGTTGATGCCAAACGGCACAATGACACTTTCGCAATGGAACCTTGCTAGACGGCCAGCAACGCTCAGCCAATCAACAAGTGCGGTTAATCCGTCAGTCATTCCAAGCATCCCAACAGCAGGTGCTGGCTCACCAACAGATGTAAATGCGGCCAACCAAGGCCAAGTTACAACTCCCTCAGCAAACCAATCTCAAGGCAGCAATCTTCCGCCTGAATTAGATAAGCTTGTTGATCAGAATGGCCCTCGCGTTGGTGGAACTTCAGCTGAAGCATTGGCGAAGAACCCAGAAACAAACGCTCCATTTGAGGAAACGCGCAAAAGTGCAGATGGCGCTAGGGCAGCAACACCACAACTTCTAGCCTTAACGGGAAGCCTTGCAGATTTGCCAGCCAATTTCAGTGGCCCGATTTCTTCTGAAACTCTTCTGCCGTTTCGCAAGAATGTTAATGATCTTGCGCAGCAAATTGGCCTTGGCCCAATCTTCGATTCCAGTGGGGTTGCCAATGTTGAAGAAGTCAAGAAGCTTACGGCGTTGGCCGCAAATTCAGGACAGGCCTCTCCAAGCGTAACTGCTTTGTCAAATATGCTGACGGCCTTCCCTTCAGATCATTTATCGAAAGCAGGCCAAGCCAAGACCGTTGCAAGCACTTTAGTGTTAAACCAAAGGTCAATTGATGAAGATGAAATGGGCGGACGCTACCGCGCAGCAGGCGAACAGAAATATGGTCTGCAACCCAATCAATCAGCTGTATCTGGCGATGGGTTCAAGCAAGCCTTTAACAAATATGAACAACCACGTCTTGCAAAAGATCAACAAATTCTCGAAAAAATGTTCAATGATCCTGTGATGAATAATGGTAACCCAGTGGTGATTAACGGCGTTCCGCAAACGACTTTTGGTTACATATCAAAAAATGCAGGAAATGTTTCACCTCAATTCATCAAAGGGATGATAGCGAGATACGGCAAAGAATCGCCTGATGTGCTGAGATATTTTAATGGAGGCAAAGGTGGGTAATACTGACACTTCTCCTGATGCCACATCTGACAATTTTTCGTTTGGAAGCGGCACTCAACCTGCTGGCGATCAGCCAGACGCTGGTACAGACGCTGGCGCAAGTGATAATTTTACGTTTGGTGCGACAGAAAAAGGAACTCCCTCGAAAGACGCAAATTCATCGGCTCCTACTGCTTCAGATGAAGCAAAATCACCAGACAATACTGATTATGCTAGCAAGGGATGGCTTACAGATGTCTTGCCAGCGACAGCAAAATTGGCACCAAAGCAATTTGTTGAAACTGTCCAGGGGATAGGGCACACTCTAAACCCATATAATATATCAGAAACTGTTGGGAATTTTGGCAAAATTGGTTCTGGTCTTGCGTCAAAAGCTGAAGGCTATCTTGGCGTTCAACAAGACCCTGCTGAAAAAGCCAAAACCGAATCGCTTGTCAATGCCATAGGCCAACATTACAAAGATACTTACGGCGGTCTTTTGAGTGGTGATACTTCTGGCTTGAAAAAAGAGCTGATGACAAAAGGCCCAATTGAGCCACTCATGGATGCAGCCACAGTTCTAACAGGCGGTGAAGGCATGTTGGCCAAAGCCCCCGGAATGCTCGGTAAAGCTGGAGCCTTGGCAGGCAAACTTGGTTCTGCCATTGATCCGGTTCAGAACGCCTTGCGTGTGGCTGGAACGGTTGCGAAGCCTCTAACGTGGCCAATAAAGAAGGTTGCGCCTTATATGCAGGCCGGATTCACAGGCGTTCCGAAGAACCTGATTGACGTGGCGACTTCCGCTGGTTCCACAACCAATCCTGTTCTTAAGGATGCCTTTAACGAAACGCTTACATCTGGCACAGCGGCAGCGGGACAGACTAATAACGTTGTTCGTGATGCTCTTAATGGAATACTTAAAGAACAAAGCTCTGATTATATTGCTGGCAAAAAAGCCTTGACTGCAAACGGTCAATTGCAACCACTGGATTGGGGGAATGTCACGGACGCTTTGGACGCGGCCAGAAAAGAAACACGAACGACTGACCCAACAACTGGTACATTTATGATCAAAGATAAAATGGCCGATCCCATGTTGGATGATCTTGATGCCGAAATTAGAGGAACTCCGCCAACGGCTAATTCCCCAGGGAAATTAGGATTAATGAATCAACCTGTAGGTTCTGTGTTCAATACACTTGAGGGCTTTGATGATCTCAAACAGAAAATAGGAAACATGACTTATGGCCCCAGTATCCCCCCATCGACAAAAAGGATACTTGGAGGAGTTTACAATGGTGTTAAAAAATCCATTGTTGATGTTTATCCTGATTACCAGCCTTTGATGGAACAAAGTCAACAAAACATTTACGATGCGAAAGACCTAATGAGTCAGGCAGGCAGCGACAAGATCCCTGCCACTAAACAATTTGCCAAGGTCATGTTGAGTACCCGCAAGGGAGATGACACGCTCCTTGGCGCTTTGGCAGCGCAAGACCCAACAATCCCATATAGATTGGCAGGACATGCAATGCACGATGTTCTCCCAAGCAAACTAAGAACAGCAATCGAAAGCCCAATTGCATTGTTTGCTGCCATGCATAACCCAGCAATGCTTCCCCTTCTTGCCGCATCTTCTCCACGGGTCAATGCCAACATTAGTTATGGCATTGGGAAACTCTCTAAGCTTCCAAAGAAGATCACTCCACTGAAAGGCAATGTGCTTGAACAAGGTTCACAACTTCAAAATTACCCGCAAGCACAAGCCAATGGCGGACGCATTGAACGCAAAGATGGTGGTTCAGTCATTGATCCTGAAAAGGAAGCTGAACGCCTGATTGGTGAAGTTGGAAGAATCCGCAAACAACACAGCACTAAAACTCGTCCATTGCTTAATGTTCCTGACGAGGCAATCACAAAAGCGCTGGCCGTTGCCAATGCTCACATTTGAGAGAATAAAACATGGTTACCGTAAATAAAAGTCTGGTCGAACCAACCTTTAACAACACGAGCGGTACACTGCCGAATGGCAACGCTTATACGTCATGGGATTCTCCTGTTAATTACAACATGACCACTCTCGACAATGCCTTGGGTTCAACATCTGCCATTAGCGTTACGGGCGTGACCACCACGCAAACCTTAACGCTGGCCCAATATCAAAGTCTCATGCTTGACTTTACGGGCGTTCTTTCCAACGATGTTCTTTACAACGTTCCTGCTGGTGTTGGCGGGTTTTGGATCATAAGCAATTCATGCACAGTAAACCACAATGTTTCAATCGGATATAATGTTGGAACGGTGGTAATCCCAAAGGGAGGTCAGTATCTCGTTTTTGTCGATACAACAACTTCTCCATATATCAACCTTTTGCAGATTTCAGGACTTCCAATCAACGCTGGAAACCCAAATGGTGTAGTGGCTGGCAATTCTACGGCTCCAGCCTCGGTTGTTTGGGATACCACAAACAACCAATTTTGGATATGCACCACTTCTGGCCCTCCTTCAACAGCGGTTTGGACTACACCAGCACCTCCAAACAGTTATGTTCCAACAGCGACAGTGCTTGAATACTATGGAACCACAGCCCCTGCTGGCTATCTTTTTGCCAATGCACAAGCTGTTTCGCGCACAACCTATGCTGCCCTTTTTGCTGCTGTAGGAACGACCTATGGTGCGGGTGATGGCTCAACCACTTTTAACGTACCTGACAAGCGCGGTAGAATTGGTGTTGGTAAGGACGATATGGGAGGCGCTGCTGCGGCTGGCCGAATAACGGTTGGCGGCTCAGGCATCGCAGGAACTACGCTCGGAGCCACAGGCGGCGCAGAAACCCACACGCTCATTACCTCGGAAATGCCATCACACACCCATACGGCTGGTGGAAATTTATCCACCGCTGGCGGCACTAACGGCAACACATGGCAAGGGACTGGCTCAAGCTTTCCGACCAATTCAACAGGCGGTGATGGCCCCCACGCTAACGTTCAACCAACAATTATTTGTAATCACATCATCAAAACATGATCATTCAACAACCCTGAAAGGAACTATCTATGACAACTCCATGCCCACAATCTGTTATTGATGCAGGCGTTCCGTTTGTTTTGCATGGCATGGGGCAATAATGACGTTTACGTTTGAAAATATAGTTTCATTTTTCGGGTTGCTTCTCGCAGGGTTAGCGGCCCTTGCTGGTGTTGCTAATTGGCTGATGAAAAAAATAGACGGTGCGATGAACCGTGCGGATAGGGCTCATGAAAAGATTGACGAAGCCGATAAAGAGCTTGGTAAATTTAAGCTGGCTGTTGCCGAAAAATACGCGACAGCGGCTTCGATGAAAGAGGTCGAAGAGCGACTAGTCGCCGCAATCAACAACCTAACCAAAGCGATGAACGAAATGCCATCGCGTGTTGCAGAAGTGTTTAACGCTGGAAAGAGCGGTCAATCACGCGACAGGAGCCGGACATGAAACTTCCTGAAAAAATCTTGATCGCTGTCTCGTTGCTTGCGCTTGCTGTGGTTTGGTGGTTAGCGTTAACCAGCACGGCCCGCGCATGGGACATTGACAAGATGAACACCCAGATTGAAGATACTAACGTTATTGTTGGCGGCGTTTGTTCTGGCACAATTATTTCCGTACCCCAGCGTCTCATTCTCACCGCCTATCATTGTGTCGATGATTTATTCCAAGAAACCACAGAAAAGATAGTTGACCCTAAGACGGGCGAGATTAAAGAAATCACCAAGCAGAAGCTTGTTCCTCTCAAAATCACCACCAACAAAGTCCGCAATTATGAAATCGTCGCTACCGAAGACCACGCGGCCAAGATTATCAGTTCCGATAAGGACAACGACATTGCGCTAATCCAAGTTATTGACACGGATTATATCCCATTAGCCGCCGCACCATTGGCCCCTGATACTTATAGCTATGAGCGCGGCTTAAAAGTCTATGTCGTTGGGAATCCGGCCATCACCTTTGACGACTCGATCACCGACGGCATCATTTCGGCACCGCAGCGGATGCTTGATATTGACGACAAACATTTCAAGGTTTTCCAAATCTCTGCCCCTGTAATCGGTGGCAATTCAGGCGGTTCTGTTCTCAATGATAATGGCGAAATGATTGGCACACTGAGCGCAGGCATACGTGGGTCGGCGGTTAGTTTTGCCGTGCCGATCTCTTACACAAAGGCTATGATTGTTAAAGCAGGATTTGGCGCTATACTTGAAAAGCCGCCCGCTGCTGATAGGGATCACCAATGAACGAAACACAAGACCATCACCACGAAATTCCAGCTAAGGGCCGAACGCTGGAAGCACTCATTGTTTGGCTCATTGAACTTATGATTAAAATGGAGAAACGAATGGCTACCTTTGAAGAAAACCTAACTCGCCTGACACAATCAGATGCACAGGCTAAAGACCGCGCAACTGAATTGGCTGCTGCAAACCAAAAGATTGCAGACTTGGAAGCCGCTGCGGTAACGGCTGCTGCTGCACTTGCTACGGCTCAAGCCAATGCCATCACTGACGCTCAGGCTACAGCGCTCACCGCTGCGACCGATGCGCTTGTGACTGACACAGCGGCTCCTGTAGCGCCAACAGCTCCCGTGGTTCCTGCGGCATGAGTATCATCACACTCGTTATTGCATGTTTGGCAGTTGCGGGAATAGTGTGGGCCTATCCACGCTTACCGCCTCCAGGCGGTGTAATTCTCGTTGTCATCGTTGCCATTGCCTGCGTGATTATTCTATTGCAGCTTGGAGGCGTTAGCACTGGACTGCACCTATGATTCTCACCAAAGAGCATCTACGTGCCATTGCCCCAATCGCCAATGAAAAAATTATCACCGCGCTTGCGCCTGCTGTAAACTATTGGTTCCCAATCTACGGGATGGCTGATAAGCGCGTGGCTGCAATGGCATTGGGCCAGTGGGCAGAAGAAACGGACGGGTTCAAAACCTTCCGTGAATATGCTTCTGGCGCTGCTTATCAAGGTCGAATGGGAAATGTTAATCCTGGCGATGGCGTAAAGTTCGCGGGCATGGGGCCGGATATGCTCACTGGCCGAGACAATGACACACGGATTGCCAAGGAAACTGGCCTTGATCTAGTCAATCACCCAGAATTACTTTTGAACGCTGATGAGGGTGTTCACGCATCCTGCCAGTTTTGGGTTGATAATGGCCTGATACCGTTGGCCCTTGCAGGTAACGAACATGAAGTGACGCACCGGATCAATGGCGGCTTCAATGGCGAGGCAGTACGCATCGGCTATATCCACCGCGCCCAACTTATCATCACCGAGGATTTGGACATTCCGGCGCATGTGGCCAGCCTTGGCACGGCTCAACCAAAACCACCAGCAATCACCTCGTCTCCCATTGGAATTGCGCCTCTAGCGCCACGCGCCGCTGCGCCTGTGCCAATTTCAGCCGTCTCGGCCCCAATGGCCACCCCTATTGCAAAAACGCCTGTAGCCCCTCTAAAACCGCCCGCAATAGGCTTCTGGGCGTGGTTGTTATCGTTTTTCAGACCCGCGCCTGTGGGAAACAGGCAAATTAGCTTATTTTCAGGAGATACGACCATGACTACCGCTGTTACTGCCCCTACCCCCACTGTTAAGACGACCAGCTTTTTAAACACTTTAAACATCGTTTCTCTTCTTTCGGCTTTCGGCGGACTAACTGCCTTGTTGCCGAAGATTCTCACCGAGTTCGGCACCGCTGGCCTCATCGCCGCAGCCGCAATGGTTGTTGGTATTTTAGTCCAAGCTTTAATCCCTGCCGGAACTGCTGTCGCGGTTGAAAATACATTGGCAGATACGGTACTCCCAGCCATTGCGGCTATTGATCCTGCGCTGAAAGTGGCTCTTGACCAAGTTGCTCGCGGTCTTCACGATGCCGCCGCAGCCACAACTGCTAATACGGCCGCAACAGTAGCTTCCGCAAACGCTGTTGTCGATAACACCACGGTGACCGCTGCCAACACCACTGTCACTAAAGCTGCGGCTGGCGCATAATGCTCTGGCTTTACACGGCGCTCGGCGGTGCTGCTGGCATCGTTGGGCTATTGTATTGGGTGTTCAAGGCGTACTATGCCCGCGCCGCTGCCGCTGCTGTGGCGCAAGAGCGGCAAGCGGGTGCTGATGCAAACCAAGTGGAGGCTACCAATGAAGAGATCAATCGTACCAATTCCGCTGCTTCTGCTGGCGATGCTGCTGGCAGGGTGTTCGATGGACAGGCTGACCCCGGTGACCTCAAAGGGAAGTGAACCCTTGAATTGTTCTATTTGGAAGTCGGGGCCAACAGCGTCCTATAATCGCAAGGGCGATGTAATCACGCCTGAGACGGCGCAGTCTATCCGCATCACCAACCGATTTGTGACCATCAATAATGCTTCGCGGCAAGGTTATGGCTGCAAATGATCATAATGTTTTGCCTTGGTCTATTCATTTTCATCGCATCGGTTGTCGCTGTTAATTTAGCGACAAATCCGCCCGCAGCAAACATAGGGATGCTCTGTTCCGGCGTTGGCATTTTCCTGATGGTGGTTGCAGGCGTGTGGAAAGTTGTAGCATTTCTAAACTAATCCGCCTTCGGGCGAATCTGTTGCCGCGCAGTCTCTCGCGGTCTGACAAACTCCAGACTGTTCTGGGTTTCTCCGAGTGGATCTTCCACTCTGTTGACGTTGTTACCTCCCTGTAAACTTAAGCCCGCGCTCCGAAAGGATGACGCGGGCTTTTTTGTTAGGTGAGAGGGGCCAGATTGGTTACTGGCTGTAGAAAACTCAACATCGACTTCCTGCCCGATTTAACCGTATCTATTTTGACTATGGCCTCTGCATTGGCCAGTTTGGGGGTTTCGGGCGCTTCCCAACGAAGCTTTCAGTCTATCCTCGAATGTTCGCGCCGGAGTTTCACCATTGCGGACGATGTTGGCCACGTGTCCTTTCCACGCCGCCCTCTCAAACTCTTTGCCCTTGCGGGCGAATAAGATGGAACAAGCTTGCAAGCAGAGGCTCGTTCCGTGTTGATTTTTCATACCGCGTTCTCTTGTTGAGTGGAAGGGCTTGCCTTCTCTCCTGCGGTAGGGGTTGGGCGGGTGAGTGGCCAGTCAGGAACTTCGCGCCAGCCAACCATTTTGTCGCCATCGCCGAAACTAAGAGTGTTCCACAGATCATCATATTCAAAGTTGCTGCTGTGATCGAACCAGCCAGTTGTCGGGCGCAAACCTTCATCGTCGTTCAAGTCCGTATGACCGTCATCATACGCAAGCGGGTATTGATTTAAATAATCCGCGCAAAAAGTGTAAATCTTGTCGCTGTGTTTGCGATAGACCGCAACAATAAAGGAGTCATATGATCTATGTTTAACTGGCGGCGACAAATCTGGGTCATTCCACCCCTCATCCACACGCGCTTTCTGGCTGGCGCGAAGGGTGGATATTTCCGCTTCAAGTCTGTTGATGACAAGCTGCTTTGCTTCGGTAAGTCCTTTTGATAAAGCGAGTTCGGCGCGGAGAAAATCAACCAACGTCATTGCGCTGACACTCATCACCAATTCGCCTTTATCAAAAGCTTTGAGCAAAGTGTCGAGTTCTTTAGCTAACTCGGCTTCATGAGATTTTAGCTTTTCTGCCTTTTCAGCTTCGCTCAGTTCGCTTGCAGCCGTAAATTCGTCAGTCATAATTCCCCCTGTGGGTTTGCCTTAAGCCAAAGTTCGGCGGCGGTTATAATTGCATCTTCACTTTCATAGATGGCTTCGGGATTTTCTTCGCTTGCAACCATCAAACTTTTTAAGGCATCACGCATCTTCTCAATCAATGCGCGGGCTGGGTTTGGATCGAATGACTTGAGCGCAAGGCGGCAGAGAGATATAAACATATCATGGGGGCAAGCCTCTTCATCCATATATTCTTTGCCATGATATTCTTCTCGTGCGATCTGTGTCTTTAGCAACTTGTCCACATCGTCCTGTGTCAGTGTTATTTCATCAGCCATTGTCTTTCTCCAAAACTTTTCCATCTAGCAGCGCGAGGGCGGCTGCGGCTTTGCGAAGGTTGTCCACCATAATGCACGGGTTTATTTTGGTGTCATCGCCAACCAATTCAATTTCAAGGTTATAAGGTTCATCTTTGAAATCATCCACGGCATTGGCAAACGGCTTCAACGCCTCACGCAAGGCATCAACCGTGGCTTTGGGAAGGGTGACTGTATCAGAGGGATGAATAAACACTTTGTCGTGAGGCACATACTCAAGATCGCCATCCGAACCGTTGATTATAGCCGTGCCAATGCCGTGCGCCTGCACATCGGCAACAAATTTCTCGATCTCTTTATCATCAGAGCCATCTAATTTGAATGTTTTAGACCAAGCCATATTCTATTCCTTCCAAACCGTTGGAAACTCGCTTTTCATCTGGGCGAATTGGGCGGGGGTGACAGCGCTGCGGTGATATGAATTTGGCTTGAGAAATGTCACAAGCACCAATTCGGCGTAATCTTCCGCGATCACGCTCCCCTTCTCCGCCTTCGCCAGCAGTTCACGTAAGCGGCTCATGTTAGGGTCACTCATGGGATTACCAGCCACGCGGTAACAACCACACAAAGAAAACATATTGCGACACCCCAAAACAGCCCGTAGAAGAAATCTTTAGTTGCTGGCTCACTCATGGTTCATTCCTCCGGCGCAGTCATGCGCGAACGTGTGTCGATGTAAGGGGTGGGTGTCATCCCCACATCCTTATTATGCTTTCAAGTTCACGAGCAGTCGGGTAGCGCTGTTTCTTCTGCACAATTTTCTGCAATTCTCTCATTATGGCTTGCTTTCCTTTGCGGATTTTAGTCATTCGTTTTTGTGCGCTGCGTTTTCCCATCTATCCACATCCTTCTTGTTTACGATTTGCCAAGCACTGTTTCTGGCTTGGGGTCAGCAGGAATATCTTCGCGGTTGCGAATTTTATCAAATGCCCACACATGCCTGTGGATGTTGTTAGCATCGGCCCATTCCCGCGCAGTAGCATCTAAGCGCTTAAACAAGTCATGCCATTC